GTTATCGTGACGGAACCACATCATTCCGTCTCTTTCAAGAGCAGCAATTCCAGATTCGTAACGATTTAATTCCATTGCAGTATCTGCATATTTTGGATTATCTAAAAGTTCATCAATAGCAGTTGAATCACCCATACCAATGCGAAGAACAAGAGACTTTTCTTCGTTTGATTTTTTGCTAAGTAGTCCAGCAGCAGTTGGACCCATATCATTGTTTTTTAAAAGTGGGTGGTTGCTTATTGTTGCAGCGTCGTTATCTAAAAATGCAAATAACGTAGAATACTTTGATGGTTCTCCACGTCCTGCTTTTTTAAGTTCTTCAAAGTTAATGTCTTCTCTGTCGGCTAACTCTATTGCCTTTATGCCAGTTTTTCGACCAATAAAGTCAGCAGCAAGGCCTTGGCTTTTAGGAACAAGCCCACCCTTAACTGTGCCAACTGCAATTTTACCAGTAAGACTTGCACCTGCTAAAAGTTCGTCTGCGGTTACTTCAAGAGCAAGATTAAGCAGACCCTTGCTGAGAATACCAACTCCCATACTTGTGTCCCCAAGAGACTTAAATTGCTTTATGCGTGCCAGTTGAACCGTAATGTCTTGACCAAAATTATAATGTTCTTGACCAACACCTGATTCGGCATAGATTGCAGCCTGCTTTGAATTTTCGCCTACAATTCCTGATTTTGCAATTTCGCGTTGAGTTGTGCCTACACGACCCATTCCAATACGAAAGCCCGCAAGTCCTCCTGCTACGGCTCCTACTGTTGACGTAATTGGAGATATTGGTCCACCAGCAAGGCCAACTGCTGCACCAGTGGCTACGCCACCAGCAATTGCTCCTAGTAGTCCTCCTGTGATTAGATTTAATCCAGCAAGAAATCCTTTGGCTGTTTCATCATCAGATTGTGCGCGGACAAAAGCATAGTTAGCACGCACATTTCTTTGACCAACACCTAATAATCTTAGAGGGGTCTCAAGTGTTTCTGAAACTTTTTTCTGTACTGACTCAGGAATAAATTTATCAATACCAGAACCGATAAATCCAGAAACAGCAGACATGCCCTTAAGTGTAGCAATACGAGCATTTTCAACATCTTGATTTGTAATCTCCCGTGTAGGAGCAAATCGACTCTGTGTACCAGATTTGCTAGCCTTGGGTAGCATTGATTTTGAACTATCTAAAGTTACACCAAAAGGAACGCGGCCATTAGTTGCTGGGACGGCACTTGTCTTGACATCGTTTCCAACATCTTTTTGAAGGTTACCAATGTATTCCCACAAACTCATATAATGGTCCTAAGGTAATTTACATAATCCTTAGTACCTTGTGAAGTATCTACTTGAGATGCCCACATTTCTATTACTGGAAAGTATTCGCGTACTAAATTTAAATCAGGGTCATTAACAACTGGTTGCTCTTGAGGCATCATAAGTGATTCTGGCCCTGGTGTATTACCAATTGCAGCACCCGTTGTAATGTTTTCATCTGGGAAATCAGATGGTGCAGTTAATGGGCGTGCTTCTGTCATAGGCATATTAGGGTTTATAATTGGTGCCGCGGGTCTTGCCGTAGGTGCAGGTCCAGCCATTTTTGCACCCTGTTGCTGTTGCATCATAGCCTGTCCTTGGCCGTAACCCATTCCAGGAATATATTTTGGGGCCTGTGAACCAGTTCCGCTCTGACCATTACCACCTAATAAGTTTACGTTAGCAGGATTATTTTGTGGCGCTGTAGGACGTACTCCACCTCTAGCCATTATTTCTCCTTACTAGCATGTTGTGTAAAAATATGAATTGGTTGGGAACACATGTTGTCGTATTGAATTGCAATTGTAATCGCTTTGCGAATCATTATTTCTGCCTGAGATGGTGTAGTTACTTTTTCCACACCCAACGCTGCCAATGCACCGAGGGCGACATCACTACCACTACCCATAACATATACATTACGAACATCGGTATCCCAAGAGTAATCTTCAGAAACCGAAAAAACTTGCCCTTTGACGGATATGAGGAATCCGCCGTCGATTTGTGCAACATCGCCGTCCTCTTTCATGTCTATACCCGCATCAACAAAGTTTTTCCGCATTGCTGGGATAAACTTTTGAGTCATGTAGATATTTAAATCTTCTTGTGCGGTGGGCTTAGGTTGTTTATAACCATAATGCAACACGTTACTAGCACGCGATGACCCGCAACCACCAATTAAGATGCTATTGTTATCGACAATCTTTGGAGTTTTAGCAATTTGAAAACGACCATGTTCATCACTAAGGCGAGAGTCGCAGCCCATGACGGACCAGCCGTTGCCTTGGATTGAAACAAGCGTTGTCATTTTGTCCCCTACTTAGATTATCTACGCGTTACTGTCCGTACTGCTGAGGTTGCATTTCCTGCTCCAGTTAAACCAGAAAGTAAACTTTGGATACTTGGTGGTGCTTCAGGTGGGGCTTCTGGCATACCCTGTGGTGCTGGTGCGCCTTCTGGAGAGCCTCCTACTGGAGAACCAGGGGGAACGGGGGACGGTTGCTCGACCGATGGAGCCCCAGTAGGAGGAACCTGTTGCTGCGGAGCAAAGGTTTCTTCTATCGCATCTTCTAATGCTTGTCCCTTTTGACGAGCCTTTATTACCGCAGCAATCTTACGTACAACTTCGGAGGCATCCTGGCCTTGAGTAGCCATCTGTGGAATTGCCTGTGTGTATGCCGTAAGTGAGCCAAGTAAAGCACCGCGCATATCTTCAATTTCAATTTTTTCTAATTCTTGTGTAACGTTAACTGTAAATGGTAGTTCCCTCATTGCCATATCACGGCTAATAAGTTTTCCTCCAAGTGCTTGAAGCATAAAAATAAGACCCTGTGCTGGGTTAAGACCAGCAAGCATACCGTAACGAACATCTGCAGAGTAGTCACCCTTGATGTCTTTGGTTGGCTTGTATGTAATCTCATAAGGTGAACCTGAATCTACGCCACGAATTGTTTTTTCTTCTGGATAGATTACTTCATCTACATTAAAGCAGATTTGGATAATGTCTCGAAGAGTTGCAGCAAAGATTGCTTGCGCAGATTTAACCTGTGTATCAAATGCTCCCATAAGAGCCTGTACACCTTGACCAGTAACAACTGATTGGCTAATGTTTCCAGTACGAGATTCAGGATAGCGTGTACCAACACGTAGTTCCTGGTTAAGAATATTTTGTTCAGTAAATGCGCCTTGCGGTAGAGTAAGTTCTACGCGACGAACACCTGCTGGGTTGGCTGTGCGGATAACCGCATCTCCACCAAGTTGTAGTTCTTGCACATCTTGTGGTAGAACAATTGGTGCCTGTACTGACTTTTCTGCTGCTTCCATTGCAAGTAATGCAAATCGGTTGCGCAGTAATTGAATACCAAGTACGTCGTCAAACTGTCCACGCATTTCACCATCAATAGAAGGTTTGCGTGCAACAACAACCATCATCTTACCAAGCGGATTAGTAGCCTGAGAAAGAACTAGGTTCTCTCTGCGTGGTACATAAATTATAGATTGGTCTTTATCGTAGTAACGAATCATCTCAATTACTGTATTGAGGTCTTGCTTGTATCCCTCTGCTCCAAGAAGTTCTCTATCATACTCTGGGAACTGGGATACTAGTTCACCAAGTGTCATAGAGTAACGCTTAGCAAATGCCACACAACGTCCATAGCGGTCAAATTCTGGGTAAGCCCCAATTGGATTTTCTATGCGGATACGTGGCAGTTTTGCTTCATCGTCTAGTTCAATAATGAACGGGACGAATCCATATGTTAGGTACCAGTCAGCACCTGAGTACATCTGTACTGCTAGGTCTGAGTTTTGGAAATAGTTAGAGGCGATACGAGTACGCTTGTCAGCAAAGGTACGCGCTCTATCGGATACTTGATTGGCTGCAGAGCAGTTAACCGCTGGAAGCGGAGCCATAACTTCAGATAGGTCACGTGCAACAATGTCAATAAAGTTTGCTACTACGTTTGCATCAACACCCTCTGGAAAGAAGTTAGGATAGACCTGAGCAATCTTTCCCTTACGGACAGCAAGTACGTCAAGGTTACGCGCATCACGTTCGTGATTGCGGTAACGCAGGGATTCAACCCGTGCCGTTACCTGCTCTATTGATAATGCCATTGTTGTCCTTAACTGTATTGTGATGACCATTGGTCTGCGAATGCTTCATCCAAGTTAATGGATTGGCGTTGGTTAATCTGTGATTGGGTTGCCCAACGATTCTGAGCAAACTGTCCTACCTTTGAAGAGCGATTCATTAGTTCGCGTACGCGGATAACTGCAAACCACAGCGCCATAACACAGTCAGTTGGATTCTTAGTGTCAGGCTTCCAAGTAATGAGTTCTTGCACTAGAGTCTTTAAACCCTCAGAGCCTTCGTTGCTTGGTAGTTCCATCAAGTTGTTATCTTGGAAACGCCCATCACGGGTATTACCAAATAGGCTTGCCATAGAGGCAACACCAAAGGATACATCCCACTTGTTCTTGCCAGTAAAGTGTGAGTTGAGTTGGCAACCATGAGATGCTAAATAGTTTCTTAGCACATCATCTAAGGCGTAAGCCTTCTGATGAGCATTGATTTCAATTCTTAACTCTTGTGGCTTGTACCGTTCTACCCAATCCTCAATTAAGTTTTGAATTTTGGCTGGGGTAGGCTCAATCATATTGACGCAATCTAAAATATATATTCTTCCGTCTTGGCGATTGTATGAAACAACAACAGCGCCAGTAGCCCCAGACATAGCGGGGTCAAGACCAATAACAGTATAGAGGCTGTCAGTATTTTTTGGATGTCCAGGTACACCCGCCTTTAGCGGGCCTCTCTTTCGCATTCCGTTGACTGAGCCAGCCACGCAGGTTGGAGAGAATATCGAATCTTCTTGGACATCTTCCTGTTGGTAGACCATAGCCCATATCGATGGAGCGACCTCAGAGCGACGCTTAAAGAGAGAAGGTCCGTCCCACTTCGGGTAGAGTCCATCTTCAAATTGCTCATCTAAATCATTCTCCTGTATGTTAGTCTTGGGCCATAACGTTTGCCAGTTCTGTGGGTCCTCATCAAACTGGAGAACGGCAGGCATTGCACAATAGGTGAAGGGGGTCTTGCCACCTGTCCATTGGTCACCACTACGTATCATTTTATATAAGTCTACGGGAGCGACACGGGTTCCTACTATTAGTAATTTTCCGTGCCGTCCCAGACGTGTGATAACTTCTTTCTGAAGCCATTCAATTTGCTTCTCCCATTCGTGGGCATTTGAGTTCATCACAACATCGTCTAGGATAATCAGGTCGGCACGTGCTCCGTAGATTTGGCTACCAAAGCCTAGGGCTTGTACGGTAGGGTCTTTTTCGCCAGAGTCGCGACCTGTTCCTAAATATATCATATCAGCAGACCATTGGGTTGCATCTGCTTTGTAACCACCATTTGGGCCATAGGCCGTCTGGAGTTTCATATAGGCTGGGTGGCTAAGACGTGTCTTGATTGCACCCAGAAACTTGCGTGCCATACCCTGAGTCTTGGACACGATAATTACTCGCGCATTGGGGTTGGTCACAATTGTGTACAACGTGTAGTTGGTTGTAATGGTAGTTGACTTAGCGTGCTCGGGTGGCACGTTAATCAGAATACGCTTGGGGTCTCCTGGCTCATAAGTTATACCAGAGGGTTGCCACCTAGGTTCCTTGCCATCGAGCAGGTCTACCCAGTTAAGTTGATGGTCAAAGAGGGTAGTGTCTAGAAACTGCTGAGAAAAGTCGGGGTAGGAAATATCTTTAAGTTCTGCCAAATCTGTTTTGATGCCCTTGCCTACAAGGCGGGCTTTATCTGCCTTTTCTTTAAAAGATTCGTCCACCATAGACCATTGACGAAAGGCTGTATCTTGTCTACCCACGGCGGCCATAGCCGCTGTAATTGTAGCACCCTGTTCTAATAGGGCTAGTACTTTTGCCTGGGCTTCATCTTTAGGTACGGACTGTACCCCTGGCTTGCGTCCCATTTAATCTCCTAATAAACGCCTATTTAACGGTTAGGTTAAACGGGCATAATTGTCCCATTATAATTATAATTTTATATATTATATACTATAGGAGGAGCGGAGTCTTAAACGGAGCGACTCCGTATATATTATTTATATACTATAGATAACCTGTTCAAACAGGTAAATCCGAACTACGTTCGGGAATATATTTTTTCACAGTAGTATTTTGAGCGTATATAGCCCCCAAATATAACAGAAAATTATTGGTTGATACTATAGGGGTACGGTCTAGCGTTTTTTAAGCACCCTACCCTCATAGAATTGTCGACAAAGCAACAAAGAAACAAAGAGATACCTACTCATCAGTAACATTACTGGCTAGTAACAACGCTTGGAGCGTTGCTGAGGATTTGCTGAGAGTTAAATGGGGATTTCCTGAGGACTTATCTATCTCCCTGCCCTGTGGATAACCCCGCAATAGTTATGCACAAGTTATCCCCACCTGTGGATAAACCTGTGGATAACTTTCAACACAAACCCTGAGAGTTTCCTGAGAACTTCCTGTGAACCATCAACTGTGACCCACGACACACGAACATCTGTTCGAATAAATAAATCTGTCGGGTTAGCCCGACAAGAAGACAGAATCCTTTTTTTCTGTCATACTTAAGTCATGGCACAAGCCATACCCAAAAAAGGAGAAAAAATCATGTCATCAACAACAACAAAAAAAGCAGTACCCAGCACTAACAATTCAACAATCGCTCGTCTCTGGTCTGAATTAGTAGTTCAGACAACAACAAGCGAGCAGGGCGCGATCCGCGCCTGTCTCGTTTTAGCTAAGCAAATGAAGGCTTCTTCAATCACTGTTCGCGAAACCATGAAAGTCGTGAAGGAGACAGGTCTAGAGTCTCCATTCGTGAAGGTCTCTCATGTTGAAGGTCTGCCTTCAATGCTCGCTTTACAGAATGTGAAGGGTTTTTCAGACCTTCCACTATCGAAGCAACTCTCAACCGCTACCGCTTCTTACAAATTGCTAGGAGCAGGAATCGGGGAGCAAATGCCCACTGTTGAAGCACTAGAGAAGGAAATTGCAGGGCGCCGTAAAGACAAGAATGAGAAGAAGGCAGAAGGCAAGGAAGGCAAGAAGAAGGCAACAACCGCCGACACTCTCGCTTCAATTCTCGCCTTCATAACCGCGCTTGATTTCTCAACTATCGAAGAAGGCTCAAAAGAGGAGACCCTAATCGTGGAGATTTCAACCGCTATCGAAGACAAGGTAATGCAGACCGCTTAACCCGACAAGGAAAGAAGGCTCGACCTCGAAAGAGGTCGGGTCTTTTTTTTTTCCCAAAATCTCCAACTG